GGTCCGTCTGGGCAACGGTCGGATAGAGCCGGGCCAGGCAGAGCACCGCGTCATTATAAAAGGTAAACGTGGAGCCGCTGATCACCAAGTCCACCTTGACCAGATAGCCCTTGTCTAAGTCCTGGCCGGCGGTGGTCGCTGCTGCGATCGTGGCACTGGTAAACGTCCCACCGGCTACAGTGCCCGCCACCGCGTCTACCAGCACTTCGCCGCCTGGTTTGTAGACGGTAAGGGTGCCAGAAGTCAGGGTGACGGCTGAGCCCCCGCGCTCGATGGCAACGGCGATCTGCTGATCCTTGTTGCGCTCGATGAACGTGGGCCCAAGCCAGCGGGCACTGTAAACGGTTTCGGACATGACGTTAGCCCAGTGCGATCGTGATCAGGGCCATGAGCTCCCAGCCGCTGGCGCTGTCGTCTGCTGCGTCGGCATCGCAGAAGAACAGCCCGCTTTCGTTCTGGTTGATCGTAGCCAGCGCGGTGGAGCCATCGGCCTGCTTGACGCTCAGGTTTTCGGCACCATCGGACTGGTTGAAGATCCAGACCCAAGCGCCCTTTCGTGGAGCAGCCAAGACAACGTCACGGCCTGAGCCGCCGCAGTCCAGGCCCAGCATCTGGGCGTCATCGTGCAAAAGGGTGCGAGTGCCTGAGAGTGTTTCTTTCTCCCAGCCGCCTGGGTTCCACGTCTGGCGCAGAATCTTGAATGGGTTTTTCCCGTCAAATGACATTTCAACCTCTATTTGTTGGAGTGTTTTCTATCGTCCCGAATAGCGACCTGGCGAGCCTTGGCCTTCGCGTGGTCCGCGTTGGCTCCAGATCTCACCATTCGCTCTACGAGCTTGTTGATCTTCTCACGCTGGCCGGCACGCTCACCCATTATCCACCGCCTTCTTGGCGATACGCTTGGCGGGTTTCTTGGCTTGGGCTTTCATCAGCTCAGCGTTGGCGTCTGCCCAGTGTTTCTCCATGGCAGCCAGATCGGCCTCCGCATCCTCGAGCCGCTTGGCCAAGTGCGGGTTGCGATCGATGCGCCCGAAGAGGCTGTGGATCTTCTTGCGCTGGCGCTCGATCATGGAGATGTAAACCTCTTTGATCAACGGACGCACAAGCCCGCTGTCACGCAGAAAAGCCATAAACGTGAACCACTGCTCGCGCTGCTCTGCGGTGTTCCAGATCACTTCGTCATTGGGCAGCACCACGGCTTCGGCGTTGAAGTCCACATAGTATTTGCCACCACCGCGAAGGGGGTAGAAGTGCACATAATCCTGATATTCGCCCAGGCGCTCGTCTTTGGGCTCGATGATCGTGCCGCCTTGCTCAGTCACGCGGGACAGGGCCAGCGCCATTGATCCATTCTGGCGCACGCCATTGAGTCCGGGCCGGGCCTCGATCTTCTTCACGGCTGGCAAGAAGCCCAGCTCTCGATCAAAGGTCCAGCTCTTGGGGTAATGCACATAAACAAACTTGAAGGTTTGCTTGGTGCGAGGGCCAACCGGCAGTCCCTCATCCTGCCGGATCACGCTCTGTTCTTTCTCTGGTTTGCGAAGCCTGACGGTCTCACGCATGGTTCTCTCCTGCGGTGGCGGCTAAGCCGGGGGCAGCGGTGGAGTCAAATACCGCCGCCCCCAGCAGCCTGGGTTTAGTGCTACGCGGTGGCGGTGCTCAGGATCTCCACGCCTCGAGCGTTCTCAGCAATAGAGACGCCCAGGAACATGGTGGCGTAAGCAGCGGACACACCATCAGAAGCGGTGCGGTCAAGCTCCACAAGAAGCTCACCTGCGTTCATGATGACGTTTGCAGCTGGGACGTGCACGCCCATGCTGGCCACGTCTGGCATGGCGTAGGCAATAGCTCCGGGGGTGTAGAGTCCACCCTGGTAGGAGCCGGCGCCATTGGTGCCAACGCTGTCAGAAACGTAGATGTCCAGGTTCATCCAAGAGCCCTTGAAGCCTGGGCCACGCTGTGCGAGAAGCTCAGCGGTGGCGGGCAGGTATTGGGCTGCGCCCACTTCGGCCCGAAGGCTGCTGATGAAATCATTGTACTGAATTGGATGGAGGCACAGGCTCGCACGTCCAGTGTTCAGGGCCTCAGTCAGCTCAAACATGCCGTCATAGATGTCATCCACTGAGAGAGGCACAAGAGCGGTTCCCGCCACGTTGGTGAACGTGCCGAAGGTGCCGCAGATCTGATCGGTCACGGTCAAAGCAACGCCGTTCATCAGGTTGGCCACCATGCGATCGATGTCGATGGCGCCGCCTGCGATTGGGATCAGATCGTCAATGGCATAGCCGCGACGATAGGCAGCGACGGCAAGCGTGAAGTCTGCGGTGGTATACGCGGTGGCGGACACCGTGGTGTTTTGGCCGGGAGCAGTGAAAGCACCGGGGACGCGGTCCTGGGTGATGCTCATGGTATCCGAGCCCATGGAAGTCCAAGGGATCCGGGTGATGGTCGCGCGGATATCGGTGGGATCGTAAAGCTGCTCGAGGACTTCAGCCGCGAGCACTTCAGCAACGGCACCGCCGTTAGTTTCAAGGGTTGCGTAGGTCAACGCATTAGTAACTGCCATTTTTGCACCTATATGGGTGAGGGTTGATTGAAAGTGTCAAGCCATCAAAGGGGGCAGAACTATCGTATCCGGTCACGTGGGGCGCTGGCTTTTCCCACGCATACTCCACCGCGCTGCCCTCTGTCAACTATTTGATTAGACCACGTGCCCGGAGCTGCGCCTTGATCGCGTCTTTATTGCTGCCAAGCTGGCCGCCATTCTTGGCGCGGATCTTCCGAAGCTCTGCCGCGTCCGTGAAGTCCGTGGCCGTATTGTCCGCCGGCTGCCCGGCTCCCGCGTTGGGATTGCTGGTTAGCGCGGCTTGGATGGCCTGCAGCAGATTGGCGGATTCCGTGCTGGTGGCGGTGGGCGCTGCCTCGGTGGCTGCCTCCACCGCTGCATTGGTCACGCCTCGCTGCTGGAAGTGCACGCTATAGAGCGGATCCTCTTTGTTGGCATCCAGCCACGTAGCAAACTCTGGCCGCTTGTCTGCTGGCATTTCAGCCACCGCCGCTTGATACTCACGCCGGAAGAAGCGCCGCACGCTTGGCGCGTTGAAGCCCGCCTGGATCAGGTGCATCTCTTGGGAGTGGTTGCGCTTGGTGCTGGCCAGTTCGCTGGTGGCTTTCTCCAGCTGGGCACGCAGGGCAGCCAGCTCTTGGGATGCGCTCTGGTTTGCCTCGGTCAGCTCACGCTTGGCCATCAGCTCCTGCTCGAGCCTGAAAGACGGCACCGTGGTTTCTGCCACGTGCTGCACGTTGTGCGTCACGCCATTGGATGGCGGTAGGGTTTGGGGTGTCGGGTTTGCGGTGGTTTCTTCTGCCATTGGTTATCCCTCCTCTGGCTGGGTTTGTTGGGGTGCTTCTGCTTGCTCCTGCTCCATTCGAGCCAGGATCAATTCGATTTCACGAACACGGATCAAGCGCTCCAAGGCGTCTTCGTCCGATTCGATCTCTGGGTGCATCCGGCGCAGGGCTTCGATCCTGCTGATCATGCCCATAGCCAATTCCTTCTCGATGATCTCCGCCTGCTCTTTCATCTCAGCGGTGGTGGGGCGAAGGGCCCGATAGCTGATCTGATAGTCGCGCGGGTTCTCGCTCAGCCCTGCATTGGCGTAGACGTTGGCGAGCTGTGCCGCCTTGGCCAAAAGCTGCTGATCTGCCATCCTGTATGAAACTTCCACAAGCTTCTGCTGGCGCCGCTGGCCGTTGCGGCTGACGACGATGGCATACCCACTCTGACCCTGGGTTACTTGGAGATCTGCCGGGTTGAGTCCAGCGTAGACGGCCAAGCCCTGCTCGTATAGCTTCAGGGCCTCGGCACTGCTCAGCACGTCCATGGCTGCGCTGAACTGCCCAAGGCTGCCACCGGCTGGGCCCTTGCTGGCAAACTTCAACACGCTCTTGCGGTCAACGGGCACCACGTCCACCGCCGTCCCGGCGATCGTGCGGGTTACGCCGGCCTGGGTGTCGACGTCCAGCGCCCACCGCTGCGGGTGTGCTGCGTTCAGGAATCCATCATTCCAGTGGGTCCACAACGCGCCCAAGCGCAGGCTGCCATTGGTCAGCTCGGTGCCCTCGGTCCAGTTCCACAGCCTGGAGCCAACGGACTTGTGAAACAGCACGTAAGGCAGGATCGGCGTGCCATCGGTGGCGCGATATGGGTAAGCGTTCTCCGCTGCCAGGTCTGGCGCATACTTGGCGGTGGCCTCGGTGCGCTCGTTGTTATCGTCTACCTCATCGATGCGAAAGACGGGCTTAGACGGATCGCGCACGTCCCAAACCTCCCAGGTCCACGCTTCGCCACGCCAGCGCAGCTCTTCCACCCTGCCCGGCTGATCGGGCTCGTCTGGCATCGCCTTGATCACCACGGTGTCAGGCGCCACGATTCGATAACTGGCTTCGGTAGCGCCGGCCCAGTGCTTCCAATCCACGCGCACCAGGGACTCCCCCATGGCAAGCGCAAAGAGGCTGGTCTTCTGCTGCTGTGCCCACAGCTTCGGCGTGATGATAGGCGATAGGTCCGCGTCGTCCTGGCCGGAGACGCTAACGTCTGGCGGCTCGAGGTATGCAACGTTGAGCTGCTGAAAGATCAGGCGATACGGGTTGCGGCTAAGATCTGGATCGATCTCTAAGCCTGCCGCGATCTCTTGGGCAAACTGGTTTTCGATGGCCGTCTGCACGTCCACTTTGTGCTTGCCCTCGAGCAGCCTGCGCCGCTGGGCCTGCTCGCGCCACCGCTCTTGGTCTTCGTAGTCTTCGGGAATGATGCTGGTGGGTACGTACATCAGTGCTTCCGCCTAATCCAGCCGAGGGCATAAAGGTCTTGTGTAGTGAGCTGAGCCACCGCCCGGCGGTCTCCCTTCTCTGTTACCTCTTCCCCGTCAAGCTGCCACAGCTGGGCGCCCTTGGGCACGTCCACCTTGCCCTTGGCGCCAATGACGATCACCACGTCCGGCTTGGGCTTGGGTGCCTGTTCTGCCTTGGCGGCCTTCTTTGCCGGTGCTTTCTTCTCTGCCATGCTCGCTCCTCAGATGATCAGGTATCCCGATTCCGCAAGGGATTCGGTTAGATAGACTTCAGCGATGTAACCCACCGCATCAAAGTGATGCTTGTAATCTCCGCCACTTTCCCCGCGCCAATGACGCAGTGCGCCAATAAGGCGGTGGCAATCTTGGTGTACCATGAAACGCCCTTCGACACACGCGGAAGACATCATGCGTGCGCGGGCCTTCACTGAACCCGATCCCTTCCACGGCACTTGAATGGTAAACGGTGGCCGGCTCTGCCCCAGCACTTCAGCGAAGCCACGCTCTAACAGCTCATTGACGGAGAAGCCCAGGCCCAGACGCCCGGCGCTGTTGGCATCGCCTCGAGCCTCGTCGATCTGGTGCAGGCCAATGCCCCACGCCTTCAGCATATCCGCGATCTCTCTGGCCTCAGCCTTAGGGGTGTTGCGCTCGTTGCTGGTGTATTCGTCCAGCACCCAAAGCCGGTAGCCATCCCAGCCCACCAGATAGCAGACAGAGGCGCCCGGCTTCTCGCCATGGTCCCAGCCAAGGCCCAGGCGCTCGATGCCATCAGGCGGATCGGTGAACACGTTCTCTTCTCCAAAGGCGATCCAGGCGTCATTGCTGATGCCCTCCCACGCGCCCTCCACGCGCTGAGCGTATTCCCACGGGCCATAGCCGGCGATCTGCTGAGCGATAGATTCGGGATCGCGGTGGGGGCAATTGTCCGCGTTTAGAATCACGCGCTGCACGTCCCAGTCTTCCCGTGCTGGCTCGCCTGTGTTTGGGTTGCCCTCTACCCAATCCCGCAGAAACTCCGCCGGCCTGCCGATGGGTGTAAAGCACATAAACACCGGGGCGCTGTTGACGGCCACGCGGCTGCGAGCCTCGCCCCAATGCGCCTGCTTGGGCAGCTCATCGATGCCCAGCCAATCGATGGTAGCGCCGCTGAGGGCCATCTGGTCCTGGCTGCCGGACTTGCCCACGATCAAAGAGCCGTTGGCCAGCTCGATGATCTTAGACCCACCGCGCGTAAAGCCCCGCGCGTCATCGTAAAAGCACCGCTCTGCCACCGCGCTCGGCGGCATGATCTCCCGCATCTTGCGGCTGAAGTTAGCCCAGCCTCCCTTTAGGTCTGCCGTCATTACCCAGCCCAGGTTTGGCGCTGCGGTGGTCTCCCTGAACGGGTGCCGGCCAATTGCGTGCCACCATGCCTCTGCACAGAGAGCGCGGGTCTTGCCGATCTGGTTCCCGCCAATCAGGATCCGGCGCTGGTGGTCGCTGCGGTGAAAGCTGGCTTGGCCGGGGCTCATACCTCCAAGGCCGGGCTGCTCCAGCTCATACCGCGCCAGGCCGTTGCCCTTGTACGCGGTGGCCGCTGCCTTGATCGCTGCCAGGTTGATCATGCCTCGCCAGCCTCGAGCCACCAGATAAGATCCACGTGGCTGTGAAAGTAGGCCAGCTCGCACCACTCCCATTCTGCCTGTTGATCTATAGGCCGGATCTTGTCCAGCTGGAAGCACTCATGGAGCACGCCAAAGGCGTCATCCACATCGATCCCCCAGGCCGCCGTCTCATACAGGCAGCCATTGATCTCGATGCAGAAGCCAAAGAGCGTCACTCAGCCACCGCCCTGCGATTCAACGCAGCCAAGATCAGCTCCTCCGGCAGCTCAGCCACGTGCGCCACAATAGCCGCGCGGCCTTCCTCGGTGGTGGGATCCACCAGCTCGGTGGTGTTGATCTCCTGCGGTGGGTCTACGATCTGATCCCGTACCATATTGTGGCGCCGCTCCAGCACCCAAGCCGCTGCGGTCCAGGTGCCATCCATTGCCGCTCTTTTGATTACTTCGAAGCACTCGGCAGCGTTCTGCGCCTCTGCCCTTTTTAGAGCCTCCAAAAGGTCCAGGTATTTCGGATCCCCACCGCGTGCTTTCTCCATCCACAGGTAGAAGGTGGACTCCCCGATTCCCGCATACTGGGCGGCCAGCTTGTTGGTAAGCCCAAGGCGGATCGCTTTGACCAGACGATCTTTGGTGGTGTCGTTCAGCTTAGCCACTGTTCCCTCTCTTCGTTTGTACCATAACAATCACGCCGCACCATGCTGTTGCTGCAGTGCCGTGCGCACCATGCGCTCCCACGTCTCCGGCTTGCACGTGGCCCGCAAAGGCTCAAACTCAGCCTCCACCGCCGCTATTTGCTCCGCTGAATAGGCATTCAGTTTTGGCGGCTCTGGTGCTCTGGGTGCGCTTGGCGGTGGTAACCTGCCAGGATTGCTGGGCTTTTGCGTCCTGGCCCATGCCTGCTTTGCCTGGGGTGTGACCACCGCGCGTTCCGGTTCTCTGCTAAACTCC